GACCCATACCGCCAAGCTGCTGCATTTGCTGGAAACGCTGCATCATATCATAAGGCGAACTCTGCTGGCCCATACCCGGTTGTTGGGGTTGACCGCCAAAACCACCCATAGGTGGCTGAGTCATAGGCTGACTTGGAAAAGTTTGTGGCTTAATACCGAAGCCGCCCATAGGTGGCTGAGTCATAGGCTGACTTGGAAAAGTTTGTGGCTTAATACCGAAGCCGCCCTGTGGCATAGGGCCGGTAGGATACTTAATCATATCACCTAAATCCTTTTGTCTTCTTCGCTACAGCTTTTGGCTGTTTTACGAACTGCTTACCCTTGGCCTTACCGGCCCGCTTAGCTTTAGTTGTCGCTGCGTACTCGGCAGAAGACAAGGACTTTATAGCCTTCTCTGGTAGGTAGCGCTCGCCCGTTGCCTTAGACCCCTGCGTCGATGGTTTACCGCTTTTGGTTCGCCACTTCTGCTCGGTCCAAGACTTCAAGCTCTGCTGGGATTTAGCTAGTCCGCTCATTTGTAGCCACCACCTCTAGCTTTGTATTGTTTAGCCACCATCTGAGCTTTTCTCGCGGACCACTGACCCGGATCACCGCCCTTACCACCAGCTTTGATAGCATTGAAGATAGCCTTACGCATACCGGGTTTGGTGTAGTTTCCAGCCTCATTGACCTTAGACTCGCCACCCGCAGCAAAAGAAGCTGTCTTAGCGGCTTTGGCAAAATCACTCTTCTTAGGTGCGCCCTTGGCCCCTACTTTCTTCATCTTCTCACCAGACCCAGCCGCAATACGCTTTTTCTTGGCCGCAATATTAGCATACAGGCCACCCGCAGCCATACCCTTAGGCTTTTTGGACTTACTTATAGCCCCCATGCCGCGAGATGGCCGCATTAGCAGGTTTTCCCGCCCTTTTTGTATCCAGCCATACCGCCGCGAGCCATAGTGACGCGCTTAGCTTTGGTCTTACCGCGAACAGCACAGCCGTCGATGGAGCCGCCCTTGGCAAACTTTGGCATCGCACGACCTTTAGTGTCGGCAGACTTCTTCATCATTGCAGCGCCGAACTTAGTAGCCGCAAAGGGATTACCTTTGCCTTTACCCTTAGCCGCTGGCTTCATCTTAGCTTTTCCACCTTTTGCCATACCCATACTCCCCATAGCCTTCGACGAAGGCATTTCCTTAGTAACGCCACCCTTGGCCATTTTCTTGATCTTCCCACCTTTTGCATAGCCTTTTGCTTTCTGTTCCTTAGTAAACCTAGCGTTGGCTTCATCTGAGATATAGCTGAAAGGGTTCAAGTACGAGAGAGCCGCACCCAAACGTGCACGTGAAGCAGCAGCGCTTGTATCCTTAGGGTCAGCCGCTCTGGCCAACCGGTTAGTACCGGTGCCTTTTTTATCCTCAGTCTTAGCCTTATCCTTAGCGGGTGCAGGTTTACCAATGTTGGCCGCGCCGTAGCTATTTTTACCGGTTTTTAGATCGCTAAAAGCTGCCTTATCAAACTTACTAACAGGTGTTTTCTTAGCTGCTGCGTCGATAGCTGCGCGGTTCTCAGGGCTAACGTAATAGGTTCTTTTTACCTTGGCCGGTGCCTTATCCGCTGGCTTCTGTACAGGTTTCTGTACAGGCTTAGTAACCGCTGGCTTCTTACCTATGGAGCTATCCATCTTAGGTACAGATAGGCTCTCTGTAACGCTTAGTTTAACGTCAGGAGCCTTGGACACCGCCTGCGGTGCGCCGTACCTGCGGGTCTTTGTCAGGTTACTTTCTGCGGCACGCTCTGCGGCGCGTGTAGAAGTGCGATCACCACCAGTGCGCTTGGCACGGTCGTCTTCTGCGTCAGCTTTGCGCTGCATACGCTTAGCTTCGAGCACTTCGAGTGCACGACCGCTTTTGCCTGCGGAGTTCTTCTTGAAGTCTTTTTCAATATCCGCCATGCGCCGATCATACATACCTTGAGCGCCACCAGCAGAAAACTTACGCATTTTATGTGCCATATCTTTATTCCTTACCTAGCCATCTTTGCACGGTCTTTGTCTCGTATATACGAATTACCGTCCATATAATAGTAAACAACGCTGCGACTGCTGGAAGCATAGAAACCATTGTCCCGACAACCGTGAAGAGTGAAGCCGCGTCTATAGCGTACTTGAAGGTATCCTGTCCTGTTGGCATCTTTAACAATCCCATTTCCGAAGCGACAGAGCTTTACGAGTAGGGCGACCCTTCTCGTCTTTCATTGGACCGGGCATACCTGACATGCGGGCACAAAAGCTTTTACGCCGTGCGGCTGACTTAGGCGACTTCGCGGCTTGCTTGGCGCTGACAGGGGGCTTAATATTTTGCCCCTGCGCTTTTAAAGACGCACGACCCTTGGCGTTCAAGCCACCCTTGGGGTCCTTGCCTTCCTTACGGGTCCAAGCAGGTGTCTTGGCCATTACACAAACCTTCCCTTGGTCTTACCCTTGGTAGCGCAGCCATCACCGCGTTTAGAAGCAGCAGAACCGCCCTTGGCCATCTTAGTCAGTGGTTGGCCCTTGTGCTTGGCACGCTCGTGCTTATGCACGGCTTCAGCGGCACTGACCTTACTGCCCTTTTTGAAACCCGGAACGCCACGCCCCTTGAGCACATCCGCCCGAGTAACCTTGCCATCGCCAGTGAGGTCGGGGAGTTTACCGCCCTTGGCCATGCCTTTAGGTATCTTTTTGTCTAGTTGCGGCATCCTTTTGTTTGGTTGCGACGGCTTAGGCTTTGGCGACGGTGTTGGTTGCGGCGTACGTTTTTTCGGCTGATTAGCTAAAGCTGCGCTTACCTTATCTGCGTCTGCCTTCGCCCGCCCCATCATATTGGTTACGCCCTCACGAACGCCGCCTATTAAGCCACGGCCAGCATCCCTAGCCAAACCACCTAACGGGTTAAGCCTATCGTTCAACTCCACTAGGCCCGAGCGTAAACGGGCACTTGTGTCCATGTTCTTGTTCTCGGCCATTATGCAGCATCCTTCTGTGGGGGCACGATCATCGGATAGAGGACGTCCTTGCCAAATTCACCTTCATACTCTTGCACGCCCATGTGGCCCAGCTTAATGGTCGGATCGACCCAGACTTCGAAACCTTGTTCACGAGCGCGGTCACAGAAGAGGTAATCCTCCCCGATATAGCCTTCGTCGGTTTTCATGAAGTCAAACATGCAAGGGACACTACGCTCTGTGCGTTCGTCGTAATAGCGCCACTCAGGGTGAGCAGCATCTAGGGTCTCAAATACATCGCGGCGGACCATCATAAAGGCAGTAGCTACGCGCTTGGCACGGACAAGGCCCATGTTATCCATCGTAAGCTCACCATCATCTTGGTCAAGAGTCACGATATATGTCTTAGTTGTACTGCGCGTACGTGGTACACCAGCAACAATACCCTTCTCAGGGTCTGAAGTCCAAGCCATCAGGCGGAAAATGTCGGAAGCTTCAAAATTAATGTCGCTGTCGATAAACATTAAGTCCGTGCATTCGGAGTCCAGCATGTCCTGCGCAAGCAGGTTACGAGCACGGGAGACAACAGAGCAGCCGCATATGCTACCGATCTGAATGCCAACCCCGTGCTTCTGGGCTTCTTGTGCAAACTGGGCCAATGAGATAGCCAACTTCAAAGAGACCTTGAAGTCATAGGAAGGCAGCGCAATAAATACGCTACGCCCTACTAGATCAAAAGCTTTTTCGTTCTGCATATATCACCCGTAGAAAAGAACGGTTGAGGCTGTGTTTGTCACAGTACCATAAACCGCGCTTTCAGCAAGGATACCCTCACCCGGAAGGGCCATATATATAGACCCTGCATTCGCCGCTGTAGGGGTATTAAGTGTCAACAACGTGCTTCCACCATTACCATTAGCAATCACCACAGAACCAGCGGAAGCACCACACACTGCGTAGATGCCCTTAATACGAACACGCGCAAGCGCATTAGTACCTTGGTCTAGAAAAGACCCAGTTGCGGTTAACGGAGCAGTAGCCTTAACATCAGTTTGCATAGCCATAGGATTGGCCTCCTATTGAGCTATTACGAGTTAGCGAATGGTGTGGCAACTGTGCCCGAACCAAGCAATGCACCTTGGATCAACCACTGGGTTGCAGTGACAGCCGTGATGGTGAAGAACGTACCAGCGATACCACCAGTAGTCGTACCATTGAGGTTGATCGACCGAGTAGCCGTACCATCAGCAAAGAAGGTAGTATCAGCGCCAGCACTGAGGCCAATGAACGCTGAACCCAACAAGAAGTTGCTTGCAGCCGTGATTACCTTAACCGCAGTGGCAGCAGTGGGGAGGAAGAACGTGTATTTAGTGCCGAGGTTGTTAGGGGTGTTTGGATCAGAACCCGGACCAGCCGAAGACGGATCAGCAGCCGCGTTAAGCGCGGGCAGCGTAATCGTAGTCGTCGCGGCAGTGATGTTCATGATACGGCCAGCGTAAGTAACGTCATCAAGTGTCAATGTGGCAGTTGAAACTGCTTTAATTGCACCGGGGCCATCTGAAATAAAGCCGTTCAATGAGCGAACGGGACCTTGGAAAGTTGTAAGCGCCATAATAATATCTCCGTGTAGTAGCACATTCCCACACCATCGCTACTACGTCTGCTAGGACAGTTGATGCAGGATAAAAACCTAGTAGGTGTAAGCATACACCAGATAAATCAAAAGGGGAAGAGGTTTCCCTCTCCCCCCTAAGTTCTTAGTTAGAGCCGGATGAACCGAACATACCGAGTGGGTCAGAGAAGCCAAACGAGTAACGCTCGCGGGCCTTGTAACGCACGTTGCCGGTATCGAAGTCACCGTCCATGCCCGTGCTCATTGGAGTACGAACAAAGTGCTTCAGACCGTTTGGCACATCTGTGCATAGGAACCATGCATTTGTGTCGGTCAAGAAGTGGTTGACGGCGTAACCTTCTGGGATCGAACCGTTGTTCTTGATGGCGTTGATATCGTTATCAGCCGTACCGACGCGAAGTTCGGTTTCGAGCAGGCGAGTAGCAACAAACATCAAGTTTGGTGGAACGATCAACTTACGTGGCTTCGCAGCAATCAACAGACCACGCTCGTCAGTCCAAGCAGCAATCTGAATGACTGAGGCTTCGAGCGACGTTTCGTTAAGGTCGGTTTGCGTTGAAGGCGTATTCGAGTTAACACCACCAGATACCAACGGGTGAGAAGTTGAGAACAATGCTACGCCATCACCACCGGGGTAGGATGCACTAAAGCCGTTATTCAAAACCGCAGCCGCTTTGGTCTGCTTGGTGTAGGACATCGCACGAGCAAGAGCCTTAGTATAACGAGCCGAGAGGCTGTCATATAAGTTATCTTCAATCGCTTCTTCAGTCAGCGAGAACCCGAGGGCAATCGTTTCATGGGTGTAGCGAGCAGTGAAGACTTCCTGACCGTTGTCGTATGCGATAGCCGAACCTTCGTTCTTAACCGGAGCAGCGGAGAAGCCCGACAGCTTGGTTTCTTCTTCGAACGAACGCTCTGACGTTTCCGTGTCAAAGATTTCCTTATGCTCTTCGCCATAGCGTGCATATTCCAAGCCAAACAAAGCGTTTAGGCCCGGGAGGAGTTCCTTGAGGAGTTGTGCGCGTGAAATTGCCATGTCTTAATACTCCCCTTAGACGCCGGTTGGGTTGAGGTAAGGATGCATACCTTGGTTCCACTTGACGACAACTTCCGTGAAGGAAGCTGGGAAGCCAGCAGGTGAAGTTTCAGCAATGACATCAATGATGCGGATAGGGAACGTCGAGGTAGTACCCAAGGTGGAGCTAATAGCTACACGTGAGTTACCTGTAGTAGTGTTACCAGCATTCTGGACCAAAACAGCATTTTCACCGACGTTTGCACGGGTGACTGTGCCAATAGTGGTACCGCTTGAGACTACGGCAACCTTATACAGTGAGTCAGGATCATCTTGCACGAGTGCGACAATGTCTGAAGCAACAGTGTTAGCTGCGTAGAACTGACGGAACGTCTTACCAAAGGTTGGATCGGTGTACGAGCAACCAAGGAAAACGCCGACAGGGGTAGCCGAGCTTGTGCCAACGTCTTTATCGAGCGTTCCCGAAGAGTTCAACTTTACGACGTCACCAAAGAAGATGGACGTTGCAGAGTTAGAAGTGATCGGAATCGAACGAGTAGCGCTGGCAAAAACCTGACCGCCGATCAAATTGATCGGAATGAGACCATATGGTCCCGAAACAGTAGGGTATGCCATGTTTCTTAACTCCTAAGATTTATTTGCCTGAACCAAACGATGTTTTGGACCTACGCTCTGTAAAGAGCGGCATCCTTGGATCGTTTTCACGCATGAAGTTGCTATCCACTGATTCGTTCTGGTCTTGGGTCATCTTCTCAAAGTGAGCACGACGTTGTTCCATAAACTCAGTAGGAATCTTGCAAAGCAACAAACCTGCGACTTCGATGTTGTCCTTAAAGCGGCTATCCGGGTCGGTTATATTTTGGAACTTTGGTTGTTCCTCAATACGTACTGGTTCCCAGCCTTCACGAAAAGCCGACGAAGTATTGCGAGCATCACTCTGCCCCAGTGTCGATACGCGTACCCATCGGTAGTTGTATCCGTCTAACTTATCAGGCTCAGGCAGCGTTGAAGCTGGTTGCCAAGCCTTAGGCCGTTCGGCCTGTGCACGAGTGTCTACATCACGCGTAATACGATTCTCAGCCATCTTATTTCTCCTTTGCAACTTCACGAGCATACTGCTCGGCGGTTAAACCCAACTTTTTAGCGATTGCTAGCTGGGACTGTCTTAGTACGATCTTTTTGGAGGATGTACTTCGTGACGCAGAGGCGACAACGGCTGATTTGTTTGTACGCGCAGCAGGTCTTGTGTCACTGCTAGCTGGTTCAGAATCCCCGAAATACTCAGGAAAACGACGACGCATCGTTGTGTCGATAACGCCCCAATATTCGTCAGTACCGATGTATCTATCACCGTACTGTTTTTTGAGCTTTTGATCTAGCCCTATAGCCGAGGCGGTCATTTCCTCATCCAGACCAAACCATTGATTGCGCTCTTGCCACGCAGTCGTTTTTTGATCTGGGCGCGGGATTTGGACCGCTTCCGAAGCAAGTTGTACCTCAGTCTCTTGAGGTTGTAAAGCAGGTTTATAATTAGCAAGTTGTTCGAGCCTATATTGAGCAGTATGTAACTTCTCTTGGGCTTCGAGTACTTTATCTGTATCCCCTGCTTCATAAGCATCACGGTAAGCCCTACGAGCTTCAGAGAGTTCAAACTCTACGTTTTGCTTAACACTACCAACCAATGACTCCTGCCCGTAGGCGATTGTTTGGCGAAGCTGTTCGGCTTCTTGGCGGTAGCGTTGTGCAGCAGTAAGAGCCTCGTTCTGTTCGCGCTGGTAGCGTTCCTTTTCACGGCGCTCATCATGCCAGACCTTCTTCATCTGCTTTAGACGAAGTTTGACCTTTTCAGAATACTCTTCGAGTTCGTCGGCTTCGAGTTCGTCAACGATCTCCTTCGGCATCGGCTCACGGCCTCGGTCGGCCTCTGGGGTATCGTCTTCTACCTCAATTTCGGGTTTACTGACTTCGGTGTCAGTAGCTTCATCTTCGATTTCAAAAGAGAAATCATCATCATTTTCTTCAATCATTTGTGCCTCCTAGGCTTATGCGCGTGAAATACCTCGGGGGTCTTCAACCACCCCTTCGATTGCATCATCGTTAAGTATGCGGAACTCTCGGCCATGGATTTTGACGCGGGTACCGGCATGTGGTCGTACAAGGATAAAATCGCCCTCTTTGCACCACGGGCCACTTGGGAACCGTTTCTTATCCTTATAGGCGTCAGGACCGACTTTCATGACGAATAGGGTAACCGTCAGCAGTTCTTCGTGCTGAAGGGTTATATCCGCCTTGATAATCCCGCCATCGGTCTTCTTCTCGATATCTGGCAGCGCACAGAGAATGCGATATCCAGAGGGATCAGGAAGCTGCTTAGGTCGATCTTCTACAGCAAATTCGGATGCTGCGCCGACCTTAGGTATAGGTTTACCTGCTATGTCGATAAGATCAGTCATCCTCCACCTCCATGCGTTCAGCGGCTTCCATGATGATATTGTTTGCTACGAGTAAACCACGGTATATGCCGCAAGCGTACTTATAAGCCCCAAAATCAGCAGCGTTACCCATTGCCATGTCTGCTTCGATAACTCTCAACTCTTCTTGCACCTTTTTTGACAGGTGCCTGAGTAAATCACTCATTTGTTACCTCTTCTGTTGTAGGAAAAGCCGGGGTGGCTTTTCCTTGTTGCTGGTTCATATTCATCTGGTCACGGATAACTTCCATGCTGATGCGTAGACCCTCTGCCTCTTGCTCGGCGTCCAGTTTACCCTTGGACTCCGCAAGTTTTGCACCGATCTGTAGACCGGCTATCTCTTCTTGTGATTCAATACGCTTCTGCTCAAGCTCAAGCTTGTCGCTTCTCTCAGCGGCGTCGATCTGCATTTTTTGCTTCTTGAGTTCGAGTTCGCCCTGCTTAATAGCCAGTTCCTGCTGCTGCATCTGGATGATTGGGTCCTGAGCCATCTGCTGGTTCTGTTGTTGTTGCGCTTCAGCCTGCTTCTTTTGTGAAAGCTGCTGTGCAGCGGCTGCTACAAGGCGTGAAACCTGAAGCTCAATATCTTCGCTCATCTCGGCATTAGGTGGCGGAAGCGGAACGCCCGCCTGCTCTTCTATCTGTTTGCGGTAGGAGAACGCCAAATGCTCTTGCATGTGGGCCTGCATAGCAGCCATAACAGTCTGGCCCTGTGGGTTCTGGCCAATCATTGCAGCCACCTCTGGGTCTTGCATCATTGCCGTATGTACAGCGATATGTGAGTCGTGGTCTTGATATATAAACGCTTTGACGGGTTTGCCGTTTATGACATCCATGTTCTCGGACATAGGGTCACGCGGTTTCATATCGTCGCCATCTGTAAGTGGGACAAGCTTCTCGGCGTTTGTAATACCTAATACGTCAAGCATCTGACGGTGCAGATAAGGCATGTCGTAAATCTGCGGGGCAGTCTGAGCCAACTGAAGCACAGCTTGATACTGCACGATCTTCTGCGCCATTGTAGCAGCGTTGGGGTCAGATACAGGTATAACAGAGACCATATCATAGTCGGCTTGCTTTGCCTTACGGCTACCTTCTACGGGGTCATAGCTGTACGACTCTGGTGTGTAGTCGCGGATGATACCCTTAAGAAGCCGGAACTCTTGCTTCATCGAGTAATGGACGCGTGCCTGAATGGCGGACATGGACTTAAGCGTGCGCTCAAGGA